ATGGCAGTTGGTTTGGCTCATACAAAGTGGACAATGATGAAGTATGGAATGACTTTGTTAAGACAGGCAAATTCAAAGGATTCTCAGTTGAAGGTGTTTTCAATATGGTTAAGATTGACCAGAAACCACAAAGCACAATCGAAAAAATAATCGAGATAGTAAAACAAATCGAGGATTAAAAAGCAACAAAAAAATAAATATCTATTTAATAAAAAAGAACATGACACGCAAAGAAGCATTTGAAAAAATCCAGAAGTTACTTTTTGGAGAGCAAAAAATGGCAGAAGCTAAATTAGCTGATGGAACAATAGTTCAATGGGAAGGCGAACTTGTAGAAGGTGTAGCCATTAACGTAATTGCAGAAGATGGAAACACCACTCCTGCACCTGATGGAACTCACGAACTTGAAGATGGAACTAAAATCACTACTGTTGGTGGCTTAGTAACTGGCATTGAAAAACCAGAAATGGAAATCGAAGTTGAAGTTGAGGACAAGAAAGAAGAAAAGATGGCAAGTGAGTTTGAAACCGCATTCGCTAAATATGCAGAAGATTTCGCAGGTGTTGTTAGCCGTGTTGAGGCTATTGAAACTGCAATGAAATCTTACGAAGAAAAACTTGCAGCAATCAGCAAAGAAATGGAAAGCAAAGACAAATCAATGGGTGAGAAATTTGCTGCCGTTACTGAAATCGTAAAAGAGATTGCTGAAACTCCTGCTGAACCTTCAGAGAAAAACAAACCAAATGGTGCAGTAAAATTCTTATCTGAAAAGAAAGAAAAAGCACTAACCGCAGATGACAAAATAAACGCTTTCTTACAATGGAAAGCAGCAAGAAAATAATTTATTAACTAATTTAACTAAACAAAAAAATGGCTGGATTTCAAGTTGGTAGTTTAAGTAACTACACCAAAACAAACGAGCAAATGTTGCTCATCAAGTCTTACTTTGAACCTAAGACTGCATCTGTAATGCAAAAATTAACAGGTGTAAAATCATCTATTCAATTACCACAATTAGACAATTCATTGTTCTGGAAGAACGGTGGTACTTGTGGTCTTTTAACCGCATCAGGCGACACTACTATTTCTGCTCGTGTTCTTACAGTAGGTAAGGTAAAAGCAGAGCAAGCATTTTGTATCGCTGACCTTGAGGCAAAATACACACAGTTGTTACTTGCACCTGGTTCACAATACGAATCAATGCCAGGTGGTATCGATGAGGCTTTTATGAATACCGTAATCGGTGACGTTCAAGAGAAAATCGAGTATGCTATATGGCAAGGTGATACTGCTAAATGGCAAGATTACTTGAACAAATTTGATGGTCTTGTAAAGATTATCAATGCTGCTTCAGGTCCTGTTCAAGCTAATGCTGCTGCTTACATCACTCCTGTAACTGCCGTAACTGCTTCTAATGTAATTGATGTATTACAGGCTATTTATAGTGCAATCGACATTGAAGTTGTAAACAAACCTGATTTCAAAATCTTTATAGGTGAAGATATTAGCCGTTTGTATCTAACTGCATTGACTAATGCTAACCTGTTCCACTTCATGCCATCTGCTGATTCACTTGGTGAATATTTCCTACACGGAACTAACATCAAGATTATGCCAGTACCGGGATTGAATGGTCAGAAATTCATCGCAGGTATGAGAACTGCTAACATGTTCTTAGGTGTTGATTTGGAAGGCGAAGATGAGGAAGTGAAGTCATGGTACTCTGAGGACTATGACCAAGTGTTCATCCGTTTGAAATTCAAACTTGGTGTTCAGATTTCACAAGCTCAGGAAATCGTTAAATTTACTTGGTAATCATTTGGGGAGGGTAACACCTCCCCTTTAATAATTTTAAAAACATGGCATGTGCAATAGTATCAGGATATAGCCTCGACTGTAAAGATACGGTTGGTGGTATTAAAAAAATCTATGTAACCGAACTGGCAAACGTAACTGCCGTAACTGAGAATGCAAGTGGTTTTGTAACAAGCATAACTAAGGCAGCAGGTAAGAAATTCTTTGTTTATGAGTTAGAACCTCGTGGACAGAACAACTTTACCCAAGCAATACAAAGTGATGCCACAGTTGGAACAGTTGCTTATGAGCAAACTCTGACTGCTAACTTTGTGAAGTTAAAATATGAAACACAGGCTACTTTACAGAACCTAATTAAGAATAGGTTATCGGTAATTATCGAAACAAAAGATGGTTCTTATTGGTTATTCGGTAAAGATAATGGCTTAGAGGTAACAGGCGGTAACGCTAACTCTGGACAAGCCATGAATGAGTTTCAAGGTTACACTTTGACACTCTCGGGCATGGAGAAAAACCTTGCTAACGAGGTGAGCAGCTCAATAATAAGCGGATTGCTTTCATAAATATAAGGGGTTGTTGAGAAAGAGGGAGGCTTCGGCCTCCTTTTTTTATGCAATAAATTGTACTTTTGCTATTTATAATTGATGATTCAGTTCACAAAAGGCCAAAGCAATACTCTAACATTGACTTTGACAGAGAATAGCACGTTAACAAACCCTATTTATCTGTTCCAGTTCAATAATCAGCAGACCAATGTTGACTATTATTTCATTGCTAATGATACGAGCCAATATAAAGAACGCTACAATCGGTTTGTTATAGCATCAGGAACGGACACATTGAATGCCGAAATAGAGTTAGGCAATGAGGGGTTTTATAATTACTATGTATATGAAACAAACCTTGCCACCACATCAGGACTAAGCAATGCAGAGGAGGCAGTTCCTTACATTGTAGGTCAAGTTGAGAATGGTTTGGTGTGGGTATTACCAGAGGCAGATGCAATAATCAACTATGAGCCAGATGATGACACGGCAGTTGCATACGAGCCTGTTGAATTTGATTATTTAGTACAAGAAGATGATGCGTACATCTTACAAGAAGATGGATATTTAATACAACTATGAGCAGCGATAAAAGAATAAGCGAATTAACATTAGTTGCAGCCAATGCAAGCGGAGATATGTTTCCGATGGTGCAAGGCTCGACAACATTCAAGACAACACTTGCCAAGATTTCAACTTTTTTGCAGGGTTATTTGACGGCATCCACAAGTGCAAAAGGAGTTGTTGAATTAGCAACTAATGCAGAAACACAAGCAGGAAGCGATACAACAAGAGCAGTAACACCTGCTGGACTTGCTTCAGTTGTTGCGAGTGAATCATTGGCAGGACTTGCAGAGATAGCAACACAAGGTGAAGTGGATGCAGGCACAGATGACACAAAGATAATCACTCCATTGAAGTTAGAGAACTTTGATAAGTGGGCAACAAAAGAACCTGTTTTAAATACTGCAAATACTGCTAGTGGCAATAGCACAGTAACATTAAACGCAATGAGTGGTGTTTGTACGTTTACACAGCATATTGTAAAGAATAGCCTTGCTACTTTTACGCTTAACAATAATAACATAACCAATAATTCTGTGCTTGATTTTGAGATTAAATATTCAGGTGCAGGCGCACCAGTTATAATGCACTATTCAACAACTCCAAATCAGGCTACATTTCACATTGCAAATCTTCAACTTACTGGACACAATGCAGACACAGATGCTAACATTGTGATTTGGTTTAAAATAGTAGGCTAATGCACCTTATAAAAATAGACTTCGAAAACAACAAAGTACCTGCATTTGTAGAGCCACGCAAAGGCTCACAACAAAAGTGGGTTTTTTATGGCGAGAACAATGACTATCCGCAATTCCTTACAACCTTGTTTAATAGGTCGGCAAAGCATAACGCTATTTGCACCGATAAACAATTATACATAACAGGGCAGGGATGGGCATTTGATGCAACAGGGTTAGAAGGCGAAGCGGAAGCACAATTAAGAGCATTTATTGACAATCCTAATCCATACGAAACTCTGCAAGATTTACTTTCAAAAACATCACTTGATGAATTGTTATATGGTGGTTTTTATCTTAAAGGCGTATGCGACAAAACAGGTCAGTTAGCTGAGTTATACCATGTAGATTATAGCAGGGTAAGAAGCAATGAACACAATAGCGAGTTTTATATAAGCGATTGTTGGGTAAATACAGACGGCACATACAAGGCCAACCTGAAACCAGATGAATATGAAACATTGCCTTGTTATGACCCGAACAAAAAGCAGAAAGTTTTTATATTTTATTACAAATCATACAGACCAGGATTAAAGACTTATACTTTGCCTGAGTATATTGGTGCAGTTCCTGCTATCATAACAGATGCGGAGATTGCTAACTTCCATAGGGCCGAGATTCAGAACGGATTCAAAGGCTCTAAGATGATTGTGTTCAAGAACGGAGTGCCTTCATCAGATGAGATGAAGAAAACCGAAAGACAATTAAAGGCAAAGTTTACCAATACAGATTCAGCAGGAAGTATGGTTGTTGACTTTGTTGATGACCCTAACCGAGTGCCAGATGTAATCACATTAAATGGCGATGACTTTGACAAGCGATATGAGGCATTAAACAAAACAATACAAGAGGAAATATTTGTAGGTCATAAGGTGGTATCACCTATGCTTTTTGGTGTAAGAGTTGAAGGCCAGTTGGGTGGTAGGAATGAAATGATTGATGCTTTTCATTTATTTCAAAACAAATATATTTCGCCAAAACAGGAAATACAGGAAAAGATTTATAACATTTTTGCACCTGTTAAAGGCAAGTTACAGATTAAGAAAGTTGAGCCAGTAATGGCTTCAGTTGGTGAAACTATCTTACTTGACTTATTAACTCAAGATGAGATGCGTGAGATTATCGGGCGCAAACCACTTGAGCAAGGTCAGTTGACAGTTAACCAATCTAAAACTGCACAACCTACACAGACATTTGCAGAACCAAAGAAGCAAAATGATGAGTTGGACTATTCTGTATTCTCCAAATATGGTGAGCCGATTGAAAACTTTGTATCAGTAAAGACAAAAAAGTTTATTGCATCAAGGCAAGAATTTTTATCTAAGTTGGAAGAAGGTGTTTTGGATATTATCAAAAAGACTCCAGATGTAACGGCAGAAGATTTGGTTAAGATATTTGACACGGATAAAACAAAGATTGATGATGCACTTGAAACCCTGACTGCTGAAGGTTTAATAAAGCTATCAGACAAGGGCATAAGCCTGACCAACAAAGGCGATAAAAAAAAAGTTCCTGACTTTGAGCAGTTGTTTATTAGATACAGATATGAATTAAGACCAGATGCACCTGCATTGAAACCAGGTGGAAAGTCAAGGGATTTTTGCAGAGCAATGATAAGCAACCCACGTTATTTTAGCAGGGAGGACATTGATAATATTAGCAGGGATTTGGGGCAGTTATACGATATACCAAATTATGATGCGTTTAAAATGAGGGGCGGTTGGTATCATGACCCGAATATGGATGTAAATGTGCCTTATTGCAGGCATATCTGGAAACAAGAATTAGTTAAAAGAGCAAGATAATGGCAGTAAAAGTAATGCTTCTAAG